GCAATAGGTGAACAATGTGTTCTATAGATCTATCTATAAATCTTTCATCTCGCAGCAGCTCTGGTTTTGTTTTAATTGTTTGACCAATATATATATTTTTTATTCTGTCAATAGGAAACTTCTCTCTCAGGTGGGCTAGATATGCAATACCAATTGAATTACCTTCATCACCACATAAAGGTTCAAAGTAAAGTTTACAATCAGTAAATGTTCTTTGAAGTTTATAATTACTTATAACGTTTAAGAATGAACCACCGGTAAATACCATGTTTGGTTTTTTATTTTCAATGACTAAATTTTTAATCTCTCTTTCAAAAAATGCTTGATACGTTCTTGCAGCGTCTTGAGATACAGGCAACTCTTTTATTTTTTCATATGTCAAAGAGTTTTGAATACTTTCAAGTAAAGCATAATCTATGTTACCTGCAGATTGATAGCCCATAAACTTACCCTCTTGTTTTTTATATCCAAACTTCTCAGATATCTTTGCATAGAACTCACCCAGGTGGACTTTGTCAGAAACATTAAAAACAGTATCTTTTGTAATACCAATACCACCTTTAGGTATTTGGTTTGACCAATTGTATTTGTAAATCTGTTTAAACACACAGACCAAGTCTTTTTTACTGATGTCATATATAGAACAGACCTCATTACCTACACCAGGCCAATAGCTTCCTCTTCCATCTACTACAAAAACTCTTGCCTTATCAAAACCTGAATCAATAAAAGCTTTTATGGCATGTGATACATGGTGTGGTTGGTTTAAAGTAATAAGATCTTTGTCGTAAAGTTTAATAAAATGTAAATAATTTACTAAGTTATTTGTTTCTATTATCTCAAGATTATATGAAGTAGAATATGCTAGATCAATTTTGTATCCTAATTGTTTTATTTGATCCAAACATCTGTAGGGAATACCACCTATGTCTTTCACTCTAGATAGTTTTCTTTCTTCGTTGTAATAAATTATTTTACCATATTGCATCAGAGTTACTGAAGCTAAATGGCCCATTCCTATACCAGCTATAATCATTGTTCCTTATCCCAAAAATATAACAACACACATATTAAAGCATATATCATTACCACTATTGATAATGACAATACGTACATCATTTCTTTTTCTTTTCATCCTGTAGTTTTAGTTTTTCTAATTCACAATAATGAATTATTTTATCTAAATCTTCGATTCCATTTTTAAATCTATATCTACAAACGTATTTTATAACGTTGCCCTGGAAGAATGTTAGATCATTCTTTGCAATGAATTCATAGGGTTGAATGGTAAAGTGAACGTAGTGAGATCCACCTACCTGTCTTCCTTGAGGAAATACATCATCGAACATGTCTTTATCTGTCATAAGTTGCCTCGTATTGTTTATAATACTTTCCTAATGGAAAGTTGTATTGATGGTATGTACCCAATAAATGCAGGGTGTTCTTAGATCTTGTAACTCCTGTGTACCAAACTCTAAGCTCTTTAACTTTGTCAGCTAAATTTTTTTTATCAAAGTGTGATGGAAAATTACATTTGCTTGCAAGCACAACATTTTCAGCCTCACCTCCTTTGACTTGGTGTATTGTATCTATAATAATTTTAGGTGGTAAGTTTAAATCCACACCAGCTTTCATAAGTTTATTAAAATATAATTTATCTTTGTCTTTGAATTTTCTTTTGAATACCTCTTGCCATGGTCCTTTTTCATCTCTCATACCACATCTGAGATGTAATTCATCAAAATTAAATACTTGGTTTGGGTGGGCAAAACTCCATTTTTTACTGTCCGATGACCGGTATCCGTGATCTATGTTTAACAAATACTCATACATTGTTACTGCTTCCTCTCTGCTAATGCTGCCACCATTACAAATAGACTCCCAAAAATTTATTGCATGATATTGATTCGGGTCAAATGATTTGTTGTTCTTTTGGTCTTGATAATACAAACCTAAATCTTTTGCTTCCTGCTGCAGCTCCTTCTTCACATCGTTTATTCTAGCAAGAACCATCCAATCACCATCCATATCCCAAGGCACTTTTTTCAAACCACCCCACCTGTACACTGCACCTTCTTTACCATTAGAATAAAATTCTTTTTCAACACGATTGTCCCCCATTGATTTTAAAATACAATTAGAGAAGTGATGTATATTTTTATTTAACCTTACACTCTTCTTCAATACCAAAGACCTACCAGGAAAGTTTTGAAATAATTCTACGTCAGCACCATTCCATTCATAGATAGCTTGGTCATCATCACCTGCTATATAAACTCTATCTACCGCCTTAGCTAATTTTACAACAAGGTCCCACTGCAAAGGTGTAAGATCCTGAGCTTCATCCACCATCAATACTTTGAATGGTATTGATACACCATCATCAATAAATTTTTGCACCATGTCAGTAAAATCTAACCTGTCAGGTGTCCGTTGGCCGTTCTCCAGTTCCATTGTTTTAAACTCTTCGTAACCATTGATAATTGATTTAAACTGCTGCAACCTTACAGATTTTCTAGACTGTTGTTTGTAAAGCCACACAGGATCAACTTTCATATTTCTAGCTCTGTCATAAATTTGTAGAGACCAATTGTTAAATACTTTCTGATCATCATGGCCTTCTTGATATTTAACTTTAATAGTTCCATACTGTGTATGAAACATCAGCAGGTCTGCTTTCGGATCTAAAACGGGAATCTCAGCAAACTGTTGTCTGGCCAAAGAATGTAATGTTCTAAAATATTTAAAATCATCTTCATCGTATTCTTTAAATTTTTTCCTGACTCTTGATACGCATTCATTAACTGCTTTGTTGGTAAATGATATGTAACAGATTTCATCGGGGGAGAAACCTTGTTTAAGATAACGCTGGACTCTCTTGAGTAAATTCTCAGTCTTACCAGTACCTGGTGGTCCAAAGATTTTAATTGTCTTCCCACGCAGCTTTTGCTTTAACGAATTTGACATCTTTATTTTTGTGCTCACTTTGTTTAGGTAATTCTACCACCCAATGTCGGCTTTGAATACCTTTGAATTTTGATTTAGGTTGTGCACCACCTGTTTCAAGAAATTTAGTGCACTCTTTTTCATTCCAATTATAACCCATCTTTTTCATGAAAGATTTAAATGTTTCTAATTTAAATCTCATTTCAACTTCATCACGCCATATATTACCAGAATCTATTTGATCAAACTCTGTAGTATCTTCTACGTCTTCTAAGAACCTGGACATTCTAGAATTGAATACATCATCTAATTCTTCTTTAGAATCAAAGCCTTCCATATCTTGTTTAGTTGACATTAGTTCTTCCAACCAATCTCTGTAAGGATCAGGATCTCTTTTAGTTGGTTTTAAAGATCTCCAAACAATATCATAATTTAATAATGCTTCTCCTAGTAGTTGCTGTTGATACAATTGTTTTGTTGATAGCCTTATAGATTTACCTTGAATAGGTAAAATCCAATATGGTTCAGGATATGAATTTACTTTAGTAAGTTTACCAACTTCAGGTAAAGCTTCATTCTTACCTATACCATGCTGCCTTCTCAAACAAGTTGCAGATGAACAATGCATTCTTGCAATAGATGTTTTGCATTTATATGTATACTCTTTGTTTTCGACACCTTTAAAAATATTATTTAATTCTTGTGGATGAAGTGGTTCAGTACAAACTTTAGACATCATGTTTCTTGTCCAATCTTCATACATAACAGGATCAGGATTAATTTTTTTAGCCAGCACCGCTACGTTAAACATTGCATCGTTACGGCCTTCACCTTTTTGTACCTTGTTTTTCATAAAATTAACAACACAAGGTGGCCAATCTTTTGTTTCGTCATCTTGAAATACTTTTAATTTTTTAAATTGTGCAGGCGTTAGTCTGTATTCAGATACAAACTTAAATAAGTTTTCTAATTTTATTGAGTTACCATCATTATCCATTGCAACTCTGGTTGTCATGTGTGCTTTTTGATATGGTAAATTTACAAAGTTACCTTTTCTCTTTTGATCCCAACTCTCAGGAGTTAAATCAACTTCGTCCTGCGCAGGATAGATGTCAGTGGTAGAATCGTTTACACCAAGATCAGATGCAATCTCAATTAATTTTTTACGCATCGATGATGCTGCAACAACACCATCAATAAATAA